GAAAAGGCATACAAGGTGGCTGAAACATTCAAAGACCGCTTACTTATCGAACGGCAGGATTTGGCTGAAAGATTTAGTAAACTGTGTGCTTTTGTAGACACTCCCAAGTTTAAAGAAGTTGTAAAAGACGAACACCAACGTGATTTGCTTCTGCAACAGCGCGATTATATGGGTGAGTATCTGAACATTCTCAACCAACGTATCGAAGCATTAGTATGATAGTAACTACCGACATAGGAAATATTCTCTACCGGGACTGCAAGGCTTTCGGAATAGATCTAGTGCCTGATGGTGAAACGCTGACGGGTGAATTGAAGTCCGAAAGGATTGTCATCCACACGAAGAAACAACAGCCGGGAAAGTATTGGAAGAAATCTTTCGCAGAAGTGAATCTATGTGTACCCAATTTAAGCGAGAATGAAGCGAACACAATCCGGCTTAACGAACTTGAAAGAAAGGCTGGCAAGCTGCTTGATGATGTAGTAAGCACCTATGACGGTACAACCTATCGTTATTCTATCGAATCAATTGGCACGGAAGCGGATACAGCTTTGAAATGCCATTACGTGAATGTGAGAATTTTATTTGAAGTAATAAATGTAAAACTATAAGATTATGATTTCAGCAGTAGGAATAAAAAGAATCTTGTTTGCCGATATTGATAAGGTAACGGCAGACATTACCCCCGAAATCGCAAAGACTTTGATTCAAGCCGCTATCAAAGCGAAAGATGAGGTTTTGAATGTACACGGGGAAACGTGGCAGATTGAGGAAACGGAAGCCTCCGTCACTGGGTACAAGAACCAATTAACGGGAAAGAATTACCGTTACGATGATGTGCCGGGAGAAGTATCACCCACTTTCTCTATCGGACAATATGACTGGAAGACAAAGAAAGCGTTCATGGGGGGCGATGTTATTCAGGCAACATCTAAAGATGTGGGTTGGAAGCGTGCTTTAGACAAAGTTATTATCAACAAAGCATTGTTCTGTCTGACCGATGATGATGTCTGGTTCATCTTCCCAAAATGCCGTATTGTTTCCCGTGAAGCCAATACGGATAAGGCAATTGCAATCGCTGTAAAAGGCTTGGTGCAGGAACCGGGAATTGAAGGCGTTTCTTCTGAGTATAACTACGAAGAGGGGCAGATTAAAGCTTTGCAGGCATGAACTACAGTAACCATTGTACCTACTCCTTCCGATGCGACCGTAAAGCTGGACGGTGCAACGGTCAAGTCAAAGCAGGTGAATGCTGGGGCTACCGTTCACTATGAAGTGTCGAAAGTGGGGTACGTCACTCAGTCAGGAGATATTAAAACCACTCCTTCTGAAGTTGATACCACTCTTAAAAAAGAGATAACATTGGTAAAAGCACAAGAGTGATAACCGGGGGATGGATATATACCATTCCCCCTTTTAGTTTAAGAATATGAATCAAGCAGCAAAAACGGTTTCTGATGCTTTGTTAGGGCTGGATTTCATGAATGTGGAGATAGGAGGGATGGTTTATACCATTAAACCTCCTACAATTAAAATTATCTGTCGTGCCATTCATCATTTTTCCAATATCGGCATGACTGGAGATAATGTCATGGAAGCTATTAAAGAGCTTCCTGAAGCTACTGAAGATATGCTGAAAGGTATTTCATGCTTTATCTGCGGGAATGATAGTTTGGTCAAAGAATTGGAGAACGGCACTTTTGAAGAAGTCAAAGATGCCTTGGAAGTCTGTTTCTCTATGATGGATATTTCGGCTTTTCAGTGTGTCAGCTCGATGAGGAACGTGTCGATGCTGGCAGCAAGACCGAAACAGTAGGAAACACAACGTTCTTCGGGCAGATAGCCCATTTGATTGACACGCTGCATCTGAGTTATACAGAAGTGTTTGAGATTATCCCTTATCGGAATCTGCTGATGATGCAACGGGATAAATTACGCGCAGTATATGGTGGTCAGAAGGTGAATAGAATCAGTGGTAAGGAATTGGCTAATCGTAGGAAAAAGAAATAGATATGTCAAAATTATATTTTAAGATAGGTAGTGACTGGGAAGAAGTTGTAAGACTTCGTAATGAAATTGCAAAATTAAAGCAGGAGTTAATGAGCATGGATGGCACGCAGACTCCTGCTGCTTTCAAGGCTTTGAATGCCCAACTTGCTGCATCCAACCAAAGATTGGATGAGTTGGTGACTAATGCAGCCAAAGCTGGAGCGGAGATGGAAACGGGATTCAAAAGGAAAATCTTCGATGCTTCTCAGGTCGTGAATGGATTGTCGGAAAAAATAACATTTCAACGTGGAACTATCCAACAATTGAAAAATGAATTGTCCGGTCTTAAAGACAAGTATCGTGAAGCATTAAAACAGGATGGTGATACTTCTTCCTTAGAAGCTAAAATAAGGTCTACAAATGAAAAATTGAAAGAGCAAAAAAGTTCTTTATTTAACCTTACCCAGGAACAGGCTAACGCCCGCTTGTCAGTAAAGAAGCTCCGCGATGAATATGCTTTGTATCGGCAAGATGGTGAAAAAAATGTAGATGTAACTAAGCAGGTGGAACAAGCCATGTCTAATATGGGTAAGAAACTGCTGGGAGGTTATTCAATCAAAGAATTCTTGTCAAGTATGATTCGTGTTCGTGGAGAATTTCAATCCATGCAGACCGCTATTGAGACTATGGTTGGAAAGGATATGGCAGGACAACTGATTCCGCAAATCAAGGAGCTGGCTAAGATTTCTCCACTTACTATGTCAGATATGGTTGGAGCAGAAAAGATGATGCTTGGATTTAACATACAAGCAGAAGACACTATCAAATACTTGAAAGCCATTAGTGATATTTCTATGGGGGAATCCAGTAAGTTCAATTCGCTAACTTTGGCATTTTCACAGATGTCAGCAGCGGGTAAACTTATGGGGCAGGATTTGAATCAAATGATAAACGCTGGATTCAACCCGTTACAGATTATCTCCGAAAAGACCGGAAAATCTATCGCAACTTTGAAAGATGAAATGTCCAAAGGTGCTGTTTCCGCTGAAATGGTTCAACAGGCATTCATTGATGCAACTTCCGCAGGTGGTAAGTTCTATAATATGTCTGAGAATGCTTCAAAGACTATCAATGGTCAGTTGTCTATGATGCAGGATGCTTTGGATTCCGTGTTTAACGAATTGGGAACAAAGTCGGAAAGTGTTATCATGGACGGTATTCAAATGACAACTTCGTTGATTCAGAATTATGAAACAGTAGGTAAGATCTTGGCTGGATTAGTGGTTACTTATGGTACATACCGGACCGCAGTGATGCTTGTTACTGCTGCCGAAAGTAAACATACTCTTGTGGAGATTGGACTTACCAATGCCCGTTTATTGGCACGAAAAGCGCAGTTAGCTTTAAACGCTGCAATGCTTACCAATCCTTATGTGTTGTTGGCAACGGCGGTTGTAGGGCTTGGAGCTGCCATGTGGGCATTATCCGACAGCACAACATCTGCTGAACGTGCTTTGGACTCGTACAACAAGAAAATAGAAAAACTCAACACGGACGAAGAAGATCGGAAACGTACTTTGGAAGGTCTTGTTAGCACCATTAATAGCGAGGTGGAAGCCGAGACCACTAAACTTAAAGCTTTAAAAGATATTGAGGAACTATATCCGGCACTCTTTAGGAAATATGTTGATGAGAAAGGTCATATACAAGATTTGACAGGTTTTTGGAAAGCATATAATGAAGAGGTCGTAAAATCCAGAACACAGTCAAAACAGGCTATAGTCGAATCTTTGGAACAACAGGTAAAGAGTGCGGAATGGGCTTATAATTTAGCTAAAAGGGAAAACAACCGTTCCGAAATGAAGGTTCAGGCACAGCGTATCGAAGACCTGAAGAATGAATTGGCAAACGCAAGAAAAGATGTCTTGTCAGAAATCAATACCCAATTGGAAGTTGAGAACAGACAGGAAACACAAGAAACTACATATCAAGAAGATTTGGCAAATGCTAAAGTCGAATGGGAGAAAGCGAAAAAAGGGTACGAGGCCTTAATCAAAGATCAGACGGCTACATCGAAACAGGTGAAAGAAGCCAAAGATAAGATGGAAACATCCGAAAAGGCATACAAGGAGCTGGGAGGAGTAACCGGAAGTTCATTGACCAGACAGGAAAATCTGGCGAAGAAGCAGAAGGAGAATCAGGAAAAGCTGGACGGGCAACTTCTTTCACTTCACCGTCAGAACCAACAGGATGAAATCAACCTGATGAGAGAAGGCACGGAAAAGAAGTTGAAACAGATTGACCTTGATTATCAGAAACAGATTGATGCGATAAGAAAACAGGAGGAAGAATGGAGCAAAGCCGGTAACGGTAAGCTGACCGACAAGCAGGCACAGAAAATTTCAGAAGCTTATACCAATGCCGAAAGTATGAGAGATAAAGATATTTCCGATGTAACTGAAGGACAGCTGAAAGCCGAACAACAGGCTTTGAACGACTACTTGAAAGAATATGGCACGTTCCAGCAGCAGAAATTGGCTATCGCCCAAGAGTATGCGGAAAAAATAAGGAAAGCACAGGAAGAAAACGGTGTTAATAGTGCACAAGTAAAGTTACTGGAGAAACAACGTGATGTTGCCATACAGAACAAGGAAACAGAAGCCATAAAAGCCAATATAGATTGGGTTACTGTGTTCGGTGAGTTTGGTTCCATGTTTTCCGACATGATAAAGCCCGCCTTGGACGAAGCGAAAAAATATGTACGGACTGACAAGTTCAAGAACTCCGATCAGGCAAGCCAGAAATCATTGATTGACGCCATCAGCCAGATGGAAAAGTCTTTGGGTGGTACAAGTGGAGTCAACTTCAAGAAACTTGGAGAGGATGTAAAAGCCTATCAAATAGCAGAACAGAATCGTATCAGTGCCATAGGGATTGAAACAGCTGCTTTGGAAAGACTAAAGAAATCACAGGATGATTACACCAAAGCGCAGAAGGGCGGAACGGAAAGTGAGAAACAAGCCGCAGCAAACGCTCTTGAAACAGCACGGCAGAATGCTGACATTGCATCCGCCAATGTGAAGACACAGACTGATATCGCCAATCAGGCCCAGCGTAATGTGACTGATACTGCCACCATACTGAAAGCAAGCATGGAAAATTTGTTGGGAGGCTTGCAGCAGATTTCATCCGGTGGATTGTATAACGCATATAGCGGAATTATCAAAACCGTGAACGGATTCAAGGATGTCATAGGAAAAACGTCAGAATCTCTTAAGGAGGTCCCCATTGTCGGATGGATTCTGTCCATCATTGACGTACTCAAAGACGGATTAAGTGATCTTGTCGGTGGTCTGCTTGATGCTGTTCTGAACGCTGTCAGTGGAATTATCGGTGATGTCTTGTCAGGGGATTTGTTTGTCACAATCGGCAAGTCATTGAGGAACGGCATAGGAAACATCCTGAACGCAATCTCATTCGGAGGCTTCAACTCCTTGTTTGGAATAGGTGGAAACGCCAAGGAAGTACAGGAAACGATAGACAGGCTGACGGACAGGAATGAAACTTTGCAAACGGCCATCGAGGATCTGACTGACGAGATGAAGGCAAGCAAGGGAATGAAATCGGTTGAATCTTACAGGGAAGCTGTAAAGTATCAGGAGGAAGTCAATAAAAACTATCTGCAAATAGCAAAGGAGCAAGCCGGATATCATAAGAGCCACGGCAGCTGGCAGCATTATCTGAAATGGACGGATGAAATGCTGGAACACGCAAGAAAAGCTACCGGCATGCAGGATTTCTCCGGCACCGATTCCTTGTGGAATCTGACCCCCGAACAGATGAAGGCTCTACGGTCGGACGTATGGTTATGGGATATCATGGAATCTTCCGGTAAGGGAGGTTACGGTGAGCGTGTTACCGACAAGCTGGATGATTATATAGAGCAGGCAGGAAAACTGGAAGAACTGACCGACAGTCTTTATGAGGGCCTGATCGGAATGTCATTCGATTCCATGTATGACAGTTTTATAAGCAGTCTGATGGATATGGAGAAGAGTGCGGAGAATTTTGCTGATGACATATCCAAATATTTCATGCAGGCGATGCTGTCAAATGCCATCGGTGAACAGTTTAGTGACAAACTGAGGACATGGTATGATAAATTCGGTGAAGCCATGAAGGATGATGGTACGCTTGATAATAATGAGCGTAAGGAGCTGATGGATGAATACATGGGTTATGTGGACGAAGCCATGAAGCTCCGTGACGAGCTTGCCGCAGCAACCGGATATGACAAGATTTCACAGGAAGCAGCTTCCCAGTCTGCAAGCAGCAAAGGTTTCCAAACCATGTCTCAAGATACCGGCGAAGAGTTGAACGGGCGGTTTACAGCATTGCAGATTGCAGGAGAAGAGATAAAGAATCAGAATATTATTCAATCTCAATCACTTAATCTACTGACAGTAAAAGCAGATGCTCTACTTTCCATAAATACGGAAACAAGGAATATCGCTGATGATACGCGAGATTTGATAGCACAATCTTATCTTGAATTGGTACAGATTTCAGAAAATACAGGGGCAATCGTCAAACCTATTCAACAGATGCAAAGAGATATAGCAGAGGTTAAAAAGAATACAGCAAAATTATAGTTTATGAATGAATTATTAATTAATGGCGAAAACGCTTATACAACATGGGGCGTGAGAATGGGAGAGGGGTTTCTTGATGTTATTGGGGCATCCGCTCCCATGAAGGATTTTATTGAGAACAAAAGCCGACTTGAACATGGGAAACGGGTAATAATCAATAATCCTAAAGTCGATGAGAGGGAAATAACTCTTTCGTTCACTATCGAGGGTAATTCTCAGTCTGACTATCAAGCAAAGAAGAAAGCTTTCTTTGATGAGCTGTATAAAGGTGTGGTTGATATTCAGATTCCTGCTAATAGTAGCGAGGTTTACCATCTTATTTATACTGGCAAGAGTGTCACTTACGCACAGAGTTTAGACCGAACTTTCGGAAAAATTTCAGCCAAGTTTAACGAGCCAAATCCGGCAAACAGAAGCTAATTCACGACATTGGTTTTATTGTCGTGTATGTGAGTGCTCAAAATTGGGCACTCTTTTTTTTATCCCCGAACTTTGAAGACATGGAACAAATCGACATCAAAGACATATCCGGTGCTATCCAGCTTACAACTTTGATCAATGAAGGCTGCAAGCGTAAGTTCACTCTGATGAAGGAGGACTACATCATGTTAAAGTTCTCCTTAGAGAATCCCATATATTTCAAACTTGGCTCATACGTGGAATGTAACTTCGGATTGTTCGAGGTGTGCGACTTGCAGAAGCCCGCATTCAACACCAATACCGCCGGCTACGACTATGAGCTTCAGCTTGACGCTTACTACTGGAAATGGAAAAACAAAATCTTCAAATATACCC